TATATTCGCGCGATAAATTCGTATAATTTTTTCAGCAGAAAAGATATAATTTTTTGGCGACTTAAAACGGCCATTATTATACGAATCAACAGCAATTCAATACATATTACAACATCACCAACTGCGGAGTCATAATAGTCTCGATTTGGGACTCTGTTAAAGATTGAGGCGATACGCCCATGATGGGATCTGTGTGTGTTGTTAGATCGATGGAGTAGTCTGGAGCTGTGTACATGATGAAGTAGCGCTTACCATTGAAATCGACCCCAAAGTTGTCATTATTGAAGTCTATATTCTTGTTGGCATCGCTCAAGTTCCAGCCATATATTGCTTGGCGCTCATACGGCGTGTAACCTTCCTCATCAGCGCGCTGGGTAGGATTATTGGGGTGTAGAGATGGGCCTGGTATATCGACGACAGTGGTCCACGTTACAGGTACAGGGTTACGCGGATCTAGAATGAACGCTTTCACCTTGTAGTGACCGTCGGAGTTTTTACTCCACAGCACATCTTTGAACATGATTAACCATTTTAAGTCGTTCGCCATGGCCGCAGCATCAGCGACTATGGTCTGATCTGCATTCGCAGGGATCTTAGACTTGTAGATGATTCGATTTTGATCAAGGCTTACCTTGTGAGGTGGTGTCTTATCTCCTAGGTATCCTCTATCGTGGTCCTGGACCATACCTATCTGGTCATTGTCGCCTGCTGAAGCAGGGCCTTTTGTCGACCTGAAGGTTGTGCCTGGGGCGATGGCAATCGCTTGCAAAAAGAGTCTCCGATTTGGATAAGTGATGCCTCTAAACCAAAACGGATGATTCTCCCGCGAGGCAATCTCTACGCGACGATTTAGTGACTGATGTGACTCTACAGGCTGGATCTCTAGACCTGCACGGAGGACGTTTTGCGGAGTGTAAAGCGTACCGTCTGTGGCGTTGCCGAGCTGTCCCCAAGGACACAAAACTCCTAGGTGATTTTGGGAAGATGTCGCGGGAATATAATCTATGATTCCTTTCCCCTGTCGCGTAGTGATGGCACAATAATGATGCTCATCAATATTGTGCCAAAGTCCGATTTGATCAGCAGCGTCTATGAGTGGCTGAGGACTGACATAATTGCCTGTATCGGTCCTCATATCATTCTGACGACTCGCTTGATAGAAGTAAGGCAAAGCATACACCTGCTCACCTTGGCCTTGAGCAGGTGCAGTGATAGGTCCTATTTGATTTGATGTAGCTGTCGCAGAACCTGCGGAGTTCGCAGCAGTCACATCACAGGTGATATTATTATTGACATCCGAAGATGTCAGTAAATAGGTGTTGTTTGCAGCTCCTGCGATGTTCAAGCCGTTGCGCTTCCACTGGTAAGTGAATGAAAATGGTGCTGTGCCTGCCCACTCTCCAGTAGAGCAGGTAAGCACATTGCCTTGTACAGTGGTGCCTGTGACGACAGGCACAGATGACGAAGCAGGGACGACAGCCGCCTGGCTGCCTCCCTGACTCGCATATGCTTGTGTAACTCGCAGGTAACTCATGTTACTGGATTAGTTGAAATACCTCATTTATCGTCTCAGATGGACGACGTGTCGCGATGTGTAGGAAAAATGCATCCTTCGTAAAAGTGGCACTGTAAATCGTGCTACCATTTAGCTTCACACTAAATGCAGCACTAGCACCTGACTGGTCGAGCTCCAATCTGATCAGGTCATTAGGGCTATAAGTTCCTATCACTCCATTAAATGCGCCTGGGCTCCATTGCTGGATTTCCCCGCTTTCATTGAGTCGTACTTGATATTCTGGATCATCTGCACTGTCATAGTCGCCTGATTTTGCAATCCTAGACAGTCCGATAGACATATCTACCAACTCCGAATGTTGCCATTCGAAGTAGCCAGTCTGTCCATCAATGATACTTTCATTTGAGAATGCACCAGCATCGTATGTCGTGTTTGTTGGGGCGGAAGTCAATGAATTACCGCTTTGTGTCATATTCAAAAGATTGCTCCATGTTACAGGTTGAGCAGTCGCTCCGACTACTACCTCATACTGTACAGCAGTAGAAGTCTCACCCGCGACGGATTCAGGTATGAAGGTCACGCGTATACGATCGGGAGTAGGTGTCTGAGCTGCTACACTGTAGGTACCGTCACTTTCAGGAGTCATAGGCTCCCATACTCCAGCAACCTGCTTCTCCCAAGTTTCGACAGATCCTCCGATCCGCTCAGGGAAAGACCCTACATAGCTATACTCTGCCTCAATCCCTGATGTAGTTGGCAAAATGGGTGACTCAGTAAATTCAATATCCTCGATTCGTGGTGCGATGTGATTTGGAGTCGCAACAACGTCAAGATGCACATCTACAAAAAATACATTACTACCTGCTGCTCGGAGGATGAAAATCAAGTCTACATCTACGTCTCCTGGCCAGAGCGCATTTAGATCATCCATAAGCTGCACAGCCGCTCGTGGATTATCACCATTTACTGTAATCGTTGGAGGCGTAGGCGATTTATATCGTACGATCTCAGTATATCCAGGCCGAGCAGATCCACTTACATTGATAGTAAAGTTTGAGTCCGTGAGAGGACCTGAGAAATAGTTCGTCGGTAGTCCCTTGTAGGACTCTCTGTGCTGAAAGGTGAGAATGTTGCTTGCGATGATCGTATTGGGTGACTCTACGGGATTTTGAGCGGCAATGTCTGCTTTGTAGACGCGATTATTAGGCCCTAACACCAACGCTTGAGGCTGGACTACGCCTAAATCTGTTACGTCATTTAAAATGAGCCGTCGCTCTACCCTCACCTCATTATTGTCTGCTTCTAGGGTACCCAAGGAGAGCGTAACAGTACTACCATCCCCACCGACCAAAACCTGATTACTCGCTTCTTCATAACTAAAGTAGCTGTCACCAAACTGGTCGTACACATTGAGTGTATGCTGATCTTGAGCATTACGAATGAGCTCTAAGACTGTCGTGCCTTCAATCTTAAATCTCATATACGTAACATCGCCCACAGTTTGTGTTTCGATGCTTGTACCTGTACTGTTCAGATTGACATTTCCCTGAAGGCTCAGTGATTCAATTGCCTGCTTCAGTACTGCTGCACTGATGGATTTTGCATCAGTCGCGGTGCCTGTTTGCACCTCGGCCAGTGTGAGCTGAGAATAAACCTGCTGGATCAGATCAGTAAAAACGGGTAGTACCTCAGCGGCATCTATCTTGTCAGGATTACCTGATCGCGATGTGTAGAGGTCATTAAATGCAGTTTGTAATTGTTGCTGTGTAGGCATTAGTCGTAATCTTGTGAATCAAAGTCTGATGTATCAAAGTCGCCGTCTGCCGTCGGCTCAGTTGGTTCAAGGTCTGATAGAGACTGTATCATTGTATCGCCTGTATTGACGACGATACCACGTCTGCTTAAATACTTTACGATGGTAGGCGAGGAGGCTGAGAAAGCAGGAATATCAATCTCTTGACCTGCTGTAAGCTGCAAATCTAGCGAAAACGCATTTGCTGCGATTAGTTCGATCACGCCCTCAAGGTTGCCAGCCGCCTGAATAGCTATGTCTATGATGCTTTGGCCTTCGCTTACCTCGATCATTGTACTCTATATAAGGGGTTGGGATTGTCTGCATTAGGCCCTGTGCCGACGAACTTCGCCAACATGACCGAATAGCCAGATTGCTGAATATTGCCTGCGCTAGATGTTACATAGAATCGTCCTCTCTGTAGCCCTGTCCCTACAGGAATGCTCGGAGGGTTGCCGATCATAAGCTCTTTATCTAAAGCTTGGCTCATGAAAGTCGTACTGGGGATGCGCCAGCCTCGCTGAGGACCAAATCCAATTCCTGAGCTATCAAAATTTGATACATCATCAACAAGCTTGATGTCCCCTAGAGCGGTCGTAGCTTCCTGCACCGCTTCTGCCATCGTGCGCATACCTTCCTCTAAGATGTACAGCATATCACCGAAGCTAGTCGTCGTATTGCTTGTCACGACGACCTTTGCACGGGTCCGCTTCTGTGTAAACTTCGTCACAGGCTGGCCGTAGGGCAGCGCGTAGAGCTGCTCATCTAGATCACTTACAAGTGCGGTGCCTGAAATGCCTGTCACAGGAGATGTGATCTCGATGACTTTTCCATTTAGGCAAATGAAACCTGGAGCGACCGTGACTGTATTTGTCTGCTTTGTTACCTCACAGCCCTGTATGACAAAAGGACCTTTTACAGGCAGCATCATGTACAATAGGTCGAGTTGACTTTGAATCGATTCGATGTCTCGATTCGTCAATCTGCGGCCTTGGTCAAAATTTTGAAGTATTCTGAAATTCATTACTGTACGCCTGCGAATTGATACTCCCAACTGAACCCTGGAAGCGTGAGTTTATTGATAAATGCTGTGAGCTGAGGTGTGATATTGATGCCCAAAGGCAACTGTACGATAAAGTCAGGCTGAGCATCTACCTCGTAAGGATACCAGAGCTGTAAATGAGCACTGGACTCTGAGGGATACCAAAGCACGGGATGAATGTCTTGAGCTACCTCCTCTGGGTACCAGAGGACAGGATGATTGATCGTATTTGTTCCATCTAGTACGCGTATACCTTGACCTGTAGGGTCAAAGTAAAAGTTCAGCCAGTACTGCATCGACTCAACCGAGACAATACTCTGACTTACCTCATCACGGATGAAACCACGATAGGTATCAAAGTCTAGCTTGAGTCTTCTGATGGGCTTATGTAGGGCATATATATAAGATGTCACCCTTGGGCGACGGAGAAAGGTCGGCAGAAGCTGATAGATCCAGTTCAATATGTTCCACAAGTAGCTCATACATACTCGATGGTGATGGTACTATTCGCCTCATCTAGCTGCATGTAACCTGCTAGACTGACGTAGTCTTGTGTGATAGTCGTCTGTGTAGTCGCTTGTACAGCGATCATGCTGTTGTTTTCTAGTCCCACTACTCCGTCCAACGCCTGTAAAATATCCTCATATTCTAAACGCTTAAAAGTGGGGTCGAAGTTGAATGCTGTCACATCAGCACTCGTGCGAAAGCCCTGTACGTAGGTATTGATCGCTGAAACAATCGATGCACGCAAGGCCGTCTCGTTACTTGTCAGCACGGCCTGTGCTTTGATCTTGAGATCTATCTGCAACTGATCAGCAGCAAGCGAAGTGACTTGTACTTGCTGACCTGGTATCTTGATACGGCTTATGTAAGATGTGGCACTAGCTAGCTCTGCGGATGTCAAAGCTTCTAGGTTAGGAGCTGTTCCCTTTGCTAGTTTTAGGTTGATGATTCTACCGACTTCGTTTGCGCTGGCAGCGGTGACGATGTAGGCAGATGTATCTATCGTGGCGTAGCCTAGTAAGCGCGTGACGGGATCGATCGTGAGTGTATAACCTTGCTGAAATTTTAGGGCTTTGTCTGCGAACCAATCTAGCGACGCGTAGCGAATATTTTGGACCGTAGCGGTCGTTTCGGACTTGAATGCGTCCCATAGCTTTTCGAGCGTGCTGGTTGATACTGCTACCACATAAGCGATCAGCCTCCAAATTGCGACTTTGCTGGCAGAGGATAGGTCGGATAACAGCGTCGCATAGCTTGTCCCTACTGGCAGTAAGCCAGAGAGACTAGAGAGCGTCTCTTTTTCCTGAATGATCGAATCGTATATCTCCTGTATCGTTCGTGCCATTAGTTTCTATATGCTGCTACTCGAAATTTACCTTGATCACCAAACTGAATATTTACCTCACTAAACCCATCTTGGCGCAGCTCTGTATCGAGCTGCTGCTTGAATGCAGAAGAGCGAAATACAGATCTAATCCACTTGATGACACCAAAACCAATAAGTGGCCATTGCCTCCATTCCCCCTTTTGAGATCTGATGATAAAATCGATCTCCTGCTCCTCACTCGGTCCAATGACGAAGTCGCCGTCTTGAATATCCAAATCTCCGTCAGTGTTTCGTAAAAGATCTGTGTAGCTCATTTAGTTAGACTTAAGTAGGCTATTCAACTTCTGTTCAACGGCTGGTAACTGGGCGATCAACGACGTGAAACTCGCGAGGTTAATCGGTGGTGTACTGGGAGCTCCTGGAGCGGAGCAGGTCACTGTAAGTGCCGATATGCCGTTGAGCGTACTACGCAATAGACCAAGGATTTGATTCAAGAGAGAATTTAGATTCTGGCTATTAGCTGCTAGTAGGATACCTGTTGAATCGACATTGAACGTAGTACCTTGTACTATCATTTCAACACTATCTACCTCACTGACCTGAAGTAGTACAGGGTATGTGTCTTTGTCGACGAATCCTACAGTAACGGTCGATTCAATCTTTGGTATAAGTACAAACCCTGTACTCTGCTCAGGCTCTGCCTGCATCCTCACATCATGCAAAATCAAGTCATCAGAGAGGCGAATGTCGATAAGACGAGAGGCTGTGTCGACCGCAGTGACAGCACCTTGAATCAACTGCGCTGTGACCTGCTGGTCGACCTGTCTCAAAAGTGCCTCTCTGATGCTTGCTTGATTGCTCATCTATGCTTGTGCGCCTACCTGTAGACGCTGTCTAAATCCTGATTTACTAAATGATGTATTGACTGTATCGATGTAGTATCTACCTGATCTCTCGGGATAAGTACTACTTGTGATGTCGACTACATGGCTATGCTCGATTAGAGGCACACCGTAGACGGTCATACTACCTTGAAACCCTGGACGCTGTAGCTTACTAAACTCTGCTTCTGCTAGGGCTTGAAGGTCTGTTTGGGACTTAATATTGAAAAAGTTCAATGTGCGTAAGTCTCCGTCTGGATCGCCCAGCTCTACGGTGAGCTTTTTGCCAGTACTGAGATTAGAGATTGCTTTTACCTTAATCGGTCGATCAGCTTCGGTTAAGTATTCAAGTCGATGCTTAATTACATTTTGATCAAGGTCAAACCTCGGAATGACGGCCTGATTAATGCCTCTACTGTAGACCTTGCCGACATAGAGTGTACTGTTTTGATAGTATGCCACTTGCCCCCATTTCTCTCTAATTTTTTTCAATACTTGAGCGACAGTAGCATTTGATGCTCTAAATGCTCCTAGATCTACATTTGCTGCGTCAATATTGTAGCCGCTGGCGAGCTCTTGCAGGAGTTGTGGTAGCGTGGTAGACTGATAGCTGACGTTGACTCTCTTTTTCTTTAGGCTATACATCTCATCTTGACACTCTAACGTGACCAGTGGGCCTGGCTTGATGCGGGTGATGTAGCCTGTGAATCGAGTGGTGTTTTCTGCTCCATATCCGAGGTCAATCTGAATAGGATCTCCTACTTTGAGATAGTCCTTGATGTTGATCTCTTCTTCTTGGAAGGTGTAGCGTGAGGGAATAGAAACGGTGGCGGTATCTGTGAGGGACTGCCAGCTTGATTCGATCTCTACTTGGTTCACTTTCTGAAGGACGATCTCACCGTGCCGCGCCGTGCTCGGGAGCGTGAGCGTACATGTGAGGATCAGCATTGCGATAAGTTTGATAAGCTTCATTGATTATTCAGTTTCTGCCTCATCCTTATTTTCGTTGTAGGTGAGGCGTTCATTTTTGCCTTTGAAGTAATAGTATCGTGCGATCAAGATGCCCGATATGATACCGATGATGGCGGTGACAATACCTAGCCATTCAGTCAAAATATTCGCGAGAGAACTTACTAGAAGCATATAGCTCCCGTGGAAAATGCCCTGTAGATCTTTCATTATAAATCCTGCAATTCGATAGGTTCATCTGATTCACAACTCAAAAAAAATGGTAGTACATAGGGTGATCCCTGCTTAGTCGCAAAACGCGCCTGAGTGATCACAAGTCTCTTGATGCCGAGTATGTAGAACAGCTCAGAGCTGACTTCTATACTATCAGCGATTGTTTCTAGCTGCTTGATCTGCCTTACTTCCTGCTCAGGAAAGCTCAAGGGATCGTCTCCCATGATCAAGCCTCGAATCTGGACTTTCCAGTCCTGAAAAGCCCACAGCTCCTTTACTGATCCAGTCGCACCAGATGGAGTACTCTTAGTGATCTGCTTGCTACGACTACATGAGATCATCGAAGTCAAAGGCAACTCTCTATCTGGAATCTCTATCGGCACTACCTGGCCGTTCTCAATCGTGTCATAGATCCCTCCTCTGAATGTAACTAGATCAAAAATCGGGAGCCCTAGTGCATTATACTCTTCAACATCACGTGCCTGTATCGCTTGCAGACCAGGAAACTGCTGCTGCTCACGCGTGAGCAACTGTGTCGCTCCTGGCAGCGCACCAAATCCATTTCTAAGCTCCGTAGGGAACTCACTCACGAAAGCTGACGCTATGTCAAAGACAATATCAGCCATATGACAACGCGAGTTCAGAGTCCCTTACCGATCCGACGATGACGCGTGCGACTTCGTCAGCTATATCATTCAAGCTCAATCCTGAGCTATCTGCTACTGCTACATTTACCTCGATCTTATCTATGGAGGTATTCACGATGCGACCTGAGCCACCAGATACGTTAGTAGGTGAGGATGTGATCGCATCAGACGTTCCTCCTGTTGTAGGCGTAGTAGGCAGTCCTCCGCTAAGAGAAGGTATAGGTGCAGCACCTACGCCTACAACAGGACTACCCTCCATGAACTGCTTCAAAAAAGCAGGCATCTTAGGCTTATTCTTCACCCCTTCCTCATAGCCTTTTGTAAAGGCTTTACCGAAGTTCTTCCCTACATTCTTGAAGTCCTCGATCCCTTTGCGGACCGATGCCACATTCATAGTAGTCAGTCCCAACAATATTCTACCTAAAGCCTTGGCATAACCTCCGATATTGCCAAAGACCTGCTTAGCTGCTGCCCATAATCCCCAAAGTGTCCCTCGGAAACTGTCTACTTGTGTGTAAGCATAAACGACACCTGCTGCTAGTGCTGCGACCAAGCCTATTAGTAAGGGAATACCCGATGCTGCAAATAGGGCTGTAAGCACAGCCTGTACCGCTGCCCATGCCCTTGTTACTACTACGATCGTCCTTGTCACCAATATATAGGCACCGAGCACAGCGACTACCGCACCTATTGCGACTGAGTACTTCCGTACAAAAGCGCCCAGTGAGCCAAAAATTCGCTTAGCTGTGTTTAGCGCAGGAATAAGCATCTGTAAGAAGATTGTACCTAGCCTGATCCCTTCATTTATAAATGGCTCAAGCACATTAAATGCCTTCAGCTTTAGCTCTAGGAATGCATTGCCCATGCGGTTGAGTCTAGCTTGCAGACTCTGGGCATTGGCTTGAGCAGCAGGTCCGAATGTATTTTGCAGCTCGGCGGCAAACTTTGGCAGGAAGTCTTCTGCAAGGACTTTGCCTGTAGATAGCTGCTTATCGAGCTCCTGGGTAGTCATGCCCATAGCGCGAGCAGCGATCTGGAACGCGCCAGGTATTCTTTCACCCAACTGTCCCCTAAGTTCCTCAGCCTGCACCTTGCCTTTAGACATGATCTGTCCGAGGGCGAGATACGTACCTTTTGCTTGCTCTCCTGAAAGGTTCAGTGCCGAGACAGCAGAGGATACGCCTACGAATACATCGCGTGCAGGCTTACCCTGTAAGGCTGTGTCTTTGAACGACCCCAGTAGGGTAGTATACCCCTCTTTCGTTGCGATTGCATTCAATCCAAGACGGTTGATTGTGCCGTTTAAGGTCGAGAGATTGGCTGCGGCATCCTTGCCTGAAGCAAACTCAATCGCTCGGTCGAGTCCGTCGACCTGAGCCTGTAGCTTGGTGATCCCTGTGATAGCGGCTCCTATGGCTAGTCCTGCGAATGCGTTGCGCATGACCGAGCCAAGGCCCTGAAAGCTGGGCTTTGCTTTTTGCGCTGCTCCAGCACTTCGCGTGATACTCGCACTGGCTTTGTTGAAACTAGCAGCTACACTCGCGCCACCCCTTGCGATAATCTTCGCAGGGGCAGAAACTCGATCTACGAGCTTCATGACGAATGTGGCTACGCGATTGCTCATTTGCTTTGCTTCGAAAAGGCTTCGCTTATTACTTGTCGCAAAGCCCCTAGTAAAAGATCTCTCTCTAGGTATCTATTGAAAAGAAACTCTTGGTAAAGCTTTTCGTGCTCCTCATCGCTGAGGCTCTCGGGGTCTATTCCGTAATTAAACCTGATTATTGCGTCACGCTTCTGTATAGCACGCTCAGGGCCTTCTAGTTCTATGTACTCTTGACCTGCCCATCGGACAAGTTGTAAGGATTCGACTACTTGATCCTTCGCTTTTTTTTCGATGCCTGTACTTCGTCCATAGCCTCAAAAAGCTCTGCGAGTAGATCATCATCGTACTCTAGCTTGTCCATAGGGCCCGCTAATACACAGGTGTTTACCAAGAGCTCATTTTGTGAAAGGATACCTTTTTTCTCTGCAATCGCAGCGGATTGACGGCGATTAGGTAGTACGAAGAAGTAAGTCACTTCATTACCTTCAAAATCCTCGAAAGTTGCCGAGTTGATTTTGCGACGGTACTTGTCTTTGTCTTGCCAGGCCGCGATCTCTTCTTGAGACAATTCCGATGGCTTCTTGTTAAACTTCATTGGGGAGAATGATTATATGATTACACGTTGTAGTCGATGTGTGTGCAGAAGCATGATAGCTCTACGTCTATACTGCCGTCGCCTTGTGCGATGGTACGAGCTGTACCAGTGATTCTAAAGTTGCGAATCATATCAGTGTAGATCTGTCCGTTTGCCTCATATGTCACAGGTACATCGGTAAGGGCTTCATGTATTCGAGTGTTTGGAGGCAACTGTGATGACATGGCTTGCCATTCCTCCAGTTTGACATTCATGCTACACTCAGCTTCATAATTACCAATCTCCGTACCTTGGGCATACTGACCTCTACCCATAGAGGAATTTATCTCTACATTGTCAGAGTACTGAAGCTCTGTGATCCCTTCTAGCTCCCTACCAAACAAATTCACTGTAAGGCTATTCCAGCCTTGCATGACTCCGAATCGGTTCTTTAATACTTGTCTTGCCATTGCGTTTTACTATGATGCCGCAGATGTCGCAGCGATGGAGCCGTTTAATTTTCTTAAAATCCCATTTCGCACATACGAAAGGCTCATATTCACACTGGACGTACTAGCGACATCCTGTGCAGGATCGATGATGATCGTAGGAGGTCCTGCAATCTCTCGATTGTTAACCATGTCTATGAGTGCGCGCTGAGCGCGTGACTGGTAATACGCGATCTGAGAGGCCGTAATGAAACCCGTATCTAAGTCAGTTTCTACCTCTCCTTTCATGATCGGTAGCAATGCCGTGCGCACAAGTGTCGCAGCTTTTGCCCAGATGCGGTTATCCTCTACATATGCGTAGTCGTCTGCAAAGGTCGTACAGGTATGACTGTCGCTAATGAAGTAGCCATCCAATCCGCTATACTTCCCTGCGTAGCATATCCGCTTGGTGCCTATGCTGCTTTTCTCGGCCTCTGTCAGCTCACTGTAGAGCTTGCCTGATGATAGCGCGCCACTCAGCCAGTATTCATTTGCCAGATCCGTCAAAGGATATGTTTCTCTAGCTGACTGCTTGGAGACTGGGACATTTTGCAAGGCAGTAGAGCCTACAGACTCTGAGACTTTGCGGACGCCTAGCATACCTAAGAAGCTACCCACGCAAGCATAGTTTGCATATAAGGTATCTGCACCCTGTACGGCTGGCTCTGCTCCTGAGAAAATGGTCGCGCCTTCAGAAGCATATGTTGAGAAATCCTGAAGTGTCGCGATCGTCGCGTTTGCCTCCATCCTTCCCTCTATGACGATGCCACTCTTGTATAGCTGATGATCTGAAGCGAGTGCCTGGATCAGCTCCTGCGCTTTGGGGATAGCTGCTAGCACGTCATCCTCATATCCGTTTGTGTATGTAGGGGTGTATCCACTGGCAGGATTGAGCACGACTCCTGCGTGCTGCACCTTGCCGAAGATGCTCTCTTGAGTGAATAGTTTGAGGAGGTTTTGGTTGTTCTTGTCACACATAGCTGCTAGTGTCGTCCCTTGGGCGACGATCATCACATAGAGCTGGCCATCTGGATTGTAAAAGAAGAACCTGTCAATATGATGGCGAACAAGGACGCTATTGTTAGCATCATAGGCGGCATTCCAACCATAGGTATCAGCATCAGATGCCGATGTCAACGCCACCACCTCCCCAAGCGTGGCGTATTCTGTGGTCGTCACGCCGCCCATGATCAACCCAAAGACGTTATCGGTCGATGGATTGCGACGGGTGAGACCGCCGCGCTGTTTTGTTAATACTGGCCCTGTAAATTCACTAGCCATTGCGGTGTATTTTTATCGATGAATGATGTATACAGTGGGTGCCTACTCCCCGCGTCGTTCTGGATCAAGTGTCTCTACTTGTGGTGTAGACTTTTTCTTTCGTGTCTTACGAGCTGGCGGCGTAGGCGGTGTCTCTTCTTCTTGGGCTTCCTCATCATCCACATTCACATTCACCTGTGGGCGTGTGATTTTATGAAGCTTCTGGCTTGAGACGCGTGCGTGCTGCTTCGCAAGATTGAGCTTATTGGGATAAAAGATATTGCCATCCTGCGTAGCATATACCTCTGTCAGCTCTTCATTCTCATCAAAATGAGTCTGAGCCAATCCTGCCAACTTATCGAGAGAAATTGTAGACATGATCGAAAGTCTTTAGTAGTGAATAAAGAGAGCCTGCACCTTTGCACTGCTTAAGTGCAAGCTCCTAGTTTTTCTATGCTGCGTCTGATACGATCGCTGCTTGTGAGCGACGCTTGTAAGGCGCGATTAGGTGGTAGCCTCGGAAACCTGCGATCTGCTCGCGGCCTTCTGGATTGAGGGTCTCGGGCAAGTAGTAGAACTTGATCGAGTCTACTGCTCGTAGGCAGTCAGGTGCCCAGAATGCTGTAGACGCTGAGCCGTCTGTACCTGCTGCGGCAGCTCCAAAGGCTACTTTTGCTAAAGTCGTACGGTTGTAGCGTGGAGCATACACGTCTTGATAGATCATGAAGCCGTGTAGTTGTAGTACCCTACCCTCGCGGATATTCATGTACTGACGCTCAAAACTCTCATTGATCAAAAGTAAGTCAGAAATGTGCTCATTATTCAGAACGAGTACACGTCCTTCTTCAGGGACTTCACGGTCATCAAACTCTTTCTTGAGGGCGACTACATCAGATACAGTAAGGCGCTTACGGCCTGTACCATCATCTGCACCTGTAGTGCGCAACACTGGAGTTGCGGCTACATTGGAGTTCGGAGCAAGATTGTGCAAGCCGTACTTACGCATCTGCTGCTCCATAGCCCGTCGGTGACGGTTGACGACAGATCCTACCTTGTCATATGCAATTGCATATAGCTCGTCATCCGTAATCTTCGTACTCACAGTATCAAACTTGACAAGCGAGTAGGTCAGCTCGTCATCATCCAAAGCGACTGCTGTGAATCCTCCTGTCGCATTAATCAATACTGCGGGATCATCTCCGATGTCAGCGATGTGAATCACCTTGTTCCCCACGAACTCATTTGCATTTTGCAAGAGTCCAGGCCAGCGACCGACGAAGCGTAGCTTCTCTATCATCTGACCCGTAAATAGCTCTGTATATACCTGTGGCATTATGCCTTAATTTGATGAATGAATGTTGAATCGGTGGGGAGGTGATTCTATTCTATTGTCTCGGACTAGAGGCTTGGTTCGACGCCAAATTCAGCCTGGAATAAGGCTTTGTATTGTTCTGGATTTTCATTACGAAGCTTCACCAGTGTTTCAGGATCTTCCTTCTGAATTTCTGAGAACTTCTTACCCTTCATTCCTGACATTGCTGCGTCGGGACCTGTAGATCCCTGCGATTTACTGAGCTGCACAGGCTTAGGAATGCGATTGATTGTGCGCTGGACTAGATCGTAGTTGTCGACTGCATCCTTCATCCAAAGTTCACGATCTGCCTCTGGGATTTGCTTAGCAGTGATGGCATTGTCTACGAGTAGCTTCGCTTTCTCTTGAGCAGCATTTTGGATCTGCTGATTACGCTCCTCTTTGAGTCGAGTGTTCTCGCGCACCAGTTCAGAAACCTTGTTCTGTACTTGTAGGTCTGTGGCACTGGGAGCCATCCCGAGCACCTCTGTTAGAGATTGTTTCATTATTGAGTGAGTTTCTTCCGCGGGTGAGAGTAGATTCAAGACAGCAACAGGAGGATTTCTAAATTTTCGGAGGCTATTGTCTACCGCTGGAGCTTGCTTGTCTTTTTTGTCGATGACTTGATCAATAAACCCCATCTCTAGAGCTTGCTCAGCCGTCATCCACGTTTCGACATCCATCAATTCAGCTATCTCATCTCGGGTTTTGCCTTTAGTATTGGCATCTGTGTAACGATCTATCGCTAGCTCGTGCTCATTGTCGAGCATCTGCAAGCGAGACTTGATGACACGACGATCTCCCCATGCCCCTGTGACGGGGTTGTGGATCATGAGCTGCCCATTTTTGTACATCTGCCGATCATCGCAAATCTGGAGAAGGTCTGAAGCTGCCGAAGCACATAGTGCACCTGCTATACCTGTCTTCGTCCCTGGAAACCTAATGACTTGGTTTTGGATTTCCTTACCATGAAAGAGATCTCCACCAGAAGAGTTTATATATAAATCGACATCTTTGACTCCTGCCTCTAGCAATTCATCCACCTGACGAGTGAAATCCTCACTGTCATTTTCCCACCATCCGATCCCACCGATGAGACGAATAGTAGCTTTGCTTGAATTGGCTTGAATCTGGTATCCCTGCGTCATTGTGCAGGCAATATGAAAGGCTATCTACTAGCAAAAAAACGACAGATAGCACTGACTATCTATTTAGTTCGCAAAAATGATACGATTCTATCGCACCTCAATTCGGCACTGAAAAAACGGCCAATCAACGGCTATACTTGTGCCAATGCCGACAACAAAACAGAAAGAGAAGGTACTTGCAGAGGCTCTTTATCTCAAAGGAGGGATGAAGAAAGGAGAGATTGCGGAATACGTCGGAGTTGCTGCAAAAACTATAACTGCATGGGCACAAGAGGGTAACTGGGACATGATACGTGCCTCTGAGATGATCACTCCTCAGAAAGCGCGTGACGCGACGCAAAAGCTCTACCATATCACTGCACAGCGGCTACTAGAAAAAGCTGAGGCAGGAGAAGAGATAGAGAATGCAGGCGATGAACTCTCGAAGCTCGCGAACGCGATGAAGGCATTCGATAACAAGACATCACTGCCTGAAGTGATCGGTGTGCTCAAAGAGTTCATGCAATACGTCGCAGACAATAGAGGGCAGGAAGCAGAACCCTTCTACAAGTTTATGGCGAAGTGGCAGCGCAAGTTTATACAGAGTAAAGCAGGGATCGAATGAGCAAACTGACAAAAGCGCAAACCAAGCGCATCACAGAGCAGTACCTCGCGACCCTCAAACTCATCGAGGAAAATACTGCTGTTAATTATCTCGAAAGTGAAGAAGATAAGCGCGCTAGGAAGAAGCGTGCAAAGTATGACTATGCCTATTTCGTCAAGACGTACTTTCCTCACTATGCGACCTATGCATGTGCCTGGTTTCATATCGAAGCATCTAGGAGAGTCTTAGACGATCTAAACTATAAAGGGGTGATGGAGTGGGCACGTGGACTCGCGAAGTCTACACACTTCACGATCTTCATGCCTGTCTGGTTGATGTTGTTTCATGACCAGATGAAGTTCATGGCACTGATCAGTGCTACGAAAGACAACGCAGTCGGACTCTTGGCAGATCTACAAGCAGAGCTTGAAGCCAATGCACAGCTCAAGCACGACTTCGGTGAGCTGGCAGTACATGGAGACTGGAAAGAGGGAGCATTCAAGACCGCAAACGGTTCTTTCTTTTTGGCGATGGGAAAGAAGGGATTACGACGCGGGATACGAAACGGTCCTAATCGACCTGATTACTTCGTACTAGATGACATCGATGATGATGTAGAGGTCGAGAATCCTGTCATGGTAGACAAGAGCTATAAGCGCATCATGCGTGCGGCTCGTGCAAGTATGGATATAGGTGTAGCAAGGTTTATCGTTGTGAACAACCGCATAGAAGACTACACCATTATGGGACAGTTTGCTGCCAATCCTGCGTATGATCATCTCAAAGTAAATGCACTCGATGCCAGCGGAGAGCCAAACTGGAGAGAGAAGTACACAAAGAAGTATTACCACGACTTACAGGTGGAGATGGGACCTGCATACTTCGGTACGGAGTTTCAAAACACACCAACAAAAGCAGGTAAGCACTTTCTCAAAAAGTACGAGCAATTTATTCCTAGACTACAATTAGGTGAATATGATAGAATCGTCGCATGGTGGGACCCTGCATATAGCGATAGTGCGACTGCCGACTTCAACGCCATGCCGATCGTAGGAAAGAAAGGCGCACAACGACACATCATCGAAGCCTTTTGTAAACAGTGTAAGATGGAAGAGGCGATCGCATGGATGTATGAGCAGCAGATCAAAGTGAGAGATTCGGCAGTGATCGAGTGGTACATGGAAAGGCAGTTTTGGGATGATCCTACCCGACTGGCATTTGATAAGGTCACGAAGGAGTATGCAGGACGATGCGCACCTATACCCATGATCGTGCTGGATAATCCTGGTAACAAGTTCAGTAGGATTATGCGCTTGCTGCCTGCATATCAGCGATATGAGTGGTACACGGACGAGCAGCTTGAGTACAACCTTATGTATCGTACTGGCATGAAGCAACTAAGAGGCATAGAGAAGGGCTATAGAGGGAAGGATGACTTCCCTGATGCGCTGGATGGCTGCCGCAGACTACTGGACGAAGATGACATCTTTGATGACTTCGAGCCTCAACTTGGAGAAAATTTAGAATCTCAATCTATATACTGATGTTGTACAGATTCTTAACAGACGAAAATATATATGCCTCCCTACCTGCGGACTATGTCACGCAGCTCACAGAGGGTAATATCAACTTCCTACGTGATGCGGAAAGAGCAGCGATAGGACTGATGAAGTCAGGACTCAATCAAAACTATGTCGTAGAGGATGTATTCCCTGATATATACGACTGGTCCGCGACTCGCGCATATGTCATCCCTACAGAGCAAACAGTGACCGTCGAAAGCACGGACTACACATTCACTCCGCTGTACACACGAGAACCGATGGGAGCTGTCACAAACTTCGCTTACCACAACTCAAAGTTTTGGAAGGCCCGACGAGACAATACGAATGTCGAGCCTGTAGAGGGCGAAGACTGGACAGAGCTAGATCCTCGCGAGCCGCTCGTAGTTCAGTACACCGTAGACGTGACGATCTTCTATCTATTTCGCAGAGTCGCGCCGAGGCAGATACCTGAAGTAAGAAAGCAATGCTATGATGAAGTCAAAGAATGGCTGCGTGATATACGCGATGATCTCATCAATCCTGACCTGCCGCGACTACTACCTGTGGATGACTCTGTGGATGACATCCCCTATGGAAATTCGGCAGATCAACAAAACTACTACTACTGACTTTATTCTATCACCGTTGAATAGCCGTTGAATGGCAAATCTAAGAGCATCAAATACATTTTCGCTGTCTTTGTACGTCGATAGGGTAAGATCGTCGCTTACAAAGCGATTCTTGCGGTCGGCATCAGATCAGCAGATCATAGTCGAGAATGCACAGCGTGAGCGCAGACGAGGAGAAGATCCCGTGAGTGCCAGGATCGTCCCGAGCTACATTCCCATACGCAAAGTCTCGCTGCGAGAGTGGACACAGGCCGTAGACCTCGCGATGAGTCCACACACGCAGTATGACCGTCGCGATCTATATAGGATATACTGGAATGTCATGCTCGATCTGCACCTGAGCAGCATCATAGACAAGCGCGTCATGCGTGCGCAGTCTGTACAGTTCAACCTCATAGATGCTGAAGGAGAGATCGACCGAGGAGCTGCTCGGATGCTCGCAGGGATCTGGTACGATAAGTATATACAGGAGGCGATATTATCTAAGTTTTATGGACACTCGCTCATCGAGCTATGGGAGATGAGTGAGGATGAGATACCTGTAGAGACGAATGCAGGACGACGTACCTACTGCCCAATCAAGGTAGCGACGCTGATACGCAGAGAACATGTAAAGCCAGAGCGAGGCGAATGGCTAAATCAGGACTGGCAGCAAGAAGGTGTTAGCTACGAAGATGAACCCTACAACACATATTATTTACCCGTTGGAGAACGGTTTGACTTAGGGCTACTGATGAAGATTGCACCCGTTGCACTCGCAAAGAGGTATACTCAAGGTCATTGGGCCGATTTCAATGAAAAGATGGGTATTCCTTTCAGATGGGTGAATCAAAGGGGTACGAACAAAAAACGTCAGAAACTGCTAGGTGAAATCATGGCGAAGATGGGTGCTGCTGGCTGGGCGGTCCTCAATGCAGACGAAGAGGTGAACATGCTCCAGCAAGGCAACTCTGACCCTTACAAGGTATTTCAAGAGCTACTGATGTACTGCGATCGGGCGATGAGTAAAATCGTCTTGGGTCAGACCTTGACTACTGATGATGGCCAACGCGGGACATTCGCACAGGGTATCATTCACCAAGGAGAGGGTGAGATCATCCATAGAGCTGATGCACAGTTCATCGAGTATATCAATAATACGGAGCTGATCCCGAGACTCATCAAGATGGGCTATCCGCTCGAAGGATATATCTACGAGATCGACGACAAGCGAGAGCTGACGATCGAAGAGCAAGTGAATATCTTCACGCTTCTACTAACACACTACAAGGTAGATCCTGCCTATATCGCTGATCAGTTCGATATGCCCGAGGAGATGATCGCAAATAAGGAGCAGCAGGAAGTAGAGGAAGTGCTCACCGAAGCTATGATGAAAGCAAAGGCAGTTCCTAAAAAAAAAATCCTGACAGTACATCACGACTGCGACTCCTACAAAGCTCACTATCTAGAGCAAGTCGCAACAGTACAGAGTAAGATCACGCCAGAGGATGAAGCATACCTGAGAGCATTTTACGATGATGAAAATGCGCGAGGATTTGCGTTTGACTATTTCAAGCAGACGCACCTTGAGCTACTCAAGTCCATAAACGATGGCTGGCCAGTAGAGGAGATGAACATCGAATATGATCAGCCTGATCATCTAACTCGTTCAATGTTTCGAATGAATGTCCACAGATTTGGCTATGAAAAAACCGCATGGCAAGTCTTAGAGCTCAATAGACTCGCCGCAGATGCGCAGAGCTGGCGAGATTTTAGAGACGCAGCAGGAGCGACTATAACGATTCTCAATGAGAACTATCTGCGCACAGAGTTCGAGACGGCTCAGGCTATTGCACAAGGCACAGCTCGACAGCTAGAGCATATGCGTGACGCGGAGACGTTCCCATACTGGGAGTATAGAGCGACATTGGACGAGCGGACTCGTGAGGATCATAGGTCCTTGCATGGACTAATATTTCGTACAGGAGATGCCGAAGCGGAAAAATTGAATCCACCATTAGGATTCAACTGCCGATGTATCCGCAGAAGACGCAGAAGTGTTGACGCAGAGGAGATCACGACTTTTGATCAAGCTATGCAGGGCATCGAACCTAAAGAGCGAGAAAGAATCGAAAAGGCTGGTTTCCTTGTGAACCGTGCCGACACCAAGGAGCTATTTACCGACACGCAGTACTACCTCAGCGACTTACCACAAGATGTAGATAATCCTTTCACACTAGAAGCAATGTCGACTTATTCATTTGCGGATCAAGGGCTGAAAGCTTGGGCAGAGACGAACTACACACACCCTGCGCTCACGCAGACTGCTGCGTACGAGATGCTCGATCAGTTCGATGAGATCAAAGATGCAGGCAACAGAGTAGAACTCAAGGACTGGGAGAATGCGCCTATGTGGATCGATCAGCAAGCTGTGGAAGCGATGCGAGATCGCCCGATCGCTTTAGATGATCTTGTAGAGCTGATCAATCATCCAGACGAAGTGTACTTCTTGTTCGATGAAGAACAGCACACGTACAAGTACATCAAAGCATTTGAGGACGCTGTAGTAGTGGGATTCGTGGAGCTGAGCATAGAGCGGCATCAATTATATGGCTGGCAGATCCTCACTGATCTCGAAAACATCGACAGCATGAGACAAGGACTACTAATCTATAATGAGTAGAAAAGCATCATTCAATCAGTTCAAGAAAAAATATACTGCATGGCGCGCGCGTACATGGCCTGCCGTCGTGGAGAATCTATGCGTAGACTTCTTTCAAAAGAGTTTTGACCGCCAAGGCTTCCTTGATAAGTCCCTTGAGCCATGGCCAGCGCGCAAGGATGGATCTGATCCAGGCAGAGCGATCCTCATCAAAAGAGGATACTTACGAAGAAGTATAAGAGGTAAAAGTCGCACACCTGCGGCAGTGACCATACAGGCGGGAGACACACGCGCACCCTATGCGCGCATACATAATGAAGGAGGGACGATCAGTCACCCTGGAGGATCTCCCTACATCATCACCAAGAAGGGACCGACTTTTATCCGCAAGACGACTGCTGCGCGTAGAGCGAGGCAGGGTAAGTATGTACGATTTACCCGACCACACAAGATTGATATGCCCAAAAGACAGTTCATGGGCGATAGCGCCGCGCTCATGGATGAGGTAGAGAAGGCGTTTTTTGAAGAAATGCAAAAGCTAGTCTAATGAAGTCAATCAAGACGATATACAAGCACCTCGCGACACTGCTTAAAGATGGTGTGCAACTCGCGTCTCAGCCTGTACTAAGACACGTAGACCTGTGGTATGAGCAGACGGAGTTTCCTCAGCTCACAGAGGCCATCGCCTACCCTGCGGCCTTCATACAGTTTCAGACGCAGACGATAGAGGATCTAGGGCTACACTCGCAGCACGTAGTACTCCTCATCAGTGTCTATCTCGCGCAAAATCATTTCTATCGCACAGACATGAACAATGCAGCGAATGATCCGACACTGGCGTATCTCGAAATGCTGGAGAGTATTCATGTGCTGCTACATGGATACGAGCACACAGAGGTATGCGGTAAGCTACGACGTGTATCCTTCGAGCCTGTCCGTACAGCTAATAACCTCATAATCTATCGCCAAAACTTCCAACTCGACTACTACGAAGATGCTGCGATCAGTCAAACCGTAACTCAGGAGCTAGATGCTGAGCCAGTCTTTCAGCTTCCGACACCTATTGTACCTCTCACAAAAAGATTTCCAGACCTGTAACATTCCAGTCACGTAAGGCGTAGATATAGCCAAATCAACGATTATTCAATCATAACAACCTCCCCCATATGTCTACACCTATACTTGAGGCGAAAGGTCGCACAGGCACGATCCAAGTGTATGAAAATACGATCTCTGTAAAGATGCGTATCCCCACTTTCAAGGGTGAATACAAGATCAATATCTCTAAGCTCACAGGCATACATTTTAAGAAACCGAACGCTTGGACCCTTGGGTACATACAGTTTGACTATCCAGGTGCAGAGCTAAAACAGGCGACAGCTATATCGCCTCCTAACGACAAAAATACTGTAGCATTTCCTAAAAAGAAGCTGGCAGAGTTTGAAGCAGTTAGAGACTTTATAGAGCAAAAGATTAACTCCAAAGGCACATCTCAAGTAGTAAACGAACAAAGTAGCGCAGACGAGATCCGAAATTTCAAACGGCTCCTAGACGAAGGGGTTATCACACAGGAAGAGTTCGCAGCGAAGAAAAAGCAATTACTTGGTATATAAAGATACATCAAGCCCTGGTCTAGTCGACCAGGGCTTCTAATTTTTTCATATGGATATAAAAGAATTTGTAAAGGAGACGATTAAGCAGATTGTAGATGCTACTGATGATAGTCGACAATACATACACGACAAAACGGGAGTGAAAGAGGGGCTCAAAGGGGATAAACACAAAATTTACACAACAGTAAAGTTTGACCTCTCTGTTACCACCATGCAAGGAGCTGATGCCAAAGCTGGCGTAGCAATTAAAGTACTTCCAATTGTAGATGTAAGTCTAGGTAGTGAATTACAAACACAAAATCAAACCTACAGTAGAATCCAATTTGATATACTTGTAAATGTTTCTGGGCGCAAAGAAGAGGGAATTAAGACATCATATTGAAAACTAAGTATTGGGGAACAATCTCTCTATCCTCCTGAGAGCGATCATAAAAGCGTACTTAAGTAAGCCACCTCTTTTTATATCTTTCCTTAATAATTGTTTATAGTATTCAACCTTTTCAAGTGGTGGATTCTTTTTCGCGAACTTATACGGATACCTAATAACTCTTCGAGCTAGTAGCATAAAACTCACCAACTCCTTAGCTGAAATTAGCATACTTGTAATCCAGAATAGTGGATTGGTATAGACATAGAAATCGTCGTCAGGAAATCGTAGTTTCATAATTCTTGGATTAGAAAAGTCTGTACTGCCGTGTATGCTCAAGAAATCTCTCTTCCTCAGCCTCATAGTATTGAGTATCCATCTCACACCCAACAAAGTCAAATCCCTTATTGAAACAGGCTATCCTACTACTACCCGATCCTAGATGTGTGTCTAAGATCTTCCAGCCTTTTTCTGCAAAATTGTCAAGTATCCACTCGTAGAGTTTCACTGGCTTTTGCGTAGGGTGTATTCTTCTTTCATTGAGCTTTTTATTGCCTTGCTGTATTGCTCCATTTTTGATTGAAACTCCCTGCATCATACCGTTCCAGAGGAACTGAAACATTCGGACCGAATCAATTAGACTTATTGATGCAATTTCACAGTCTGAAAAAGAAGATTGTCCGTTACACTTGTCCCAAATAATCCTCCCAGGACCCGATTGGAAGTCAAAGTAATTGATTCCCCATATTATCTGATGCCTTGATACTCGTGTCAACATCTGATAATAATCATGAGTAGGCACATCCCATACGCCAATTTTTTTATACTGCTTTCGCTTGACTCCTGTAGCAGAGATCCTTTGCCCATAATAGCCTAGTCTATCAGGACCTGAAAAGTATGGAGGGTCGACGATCGCAAGATCAAAAGAATTATCTTCCAATTGCCCCATATACTCCATACAATCTATATTCAATGCCTTTTGATCAATCATTTTCAAACCTCAGATTCAAAGTACTCCACACTAGCATTTTCGAAAAATCTGCAAAGCTTTATATCCTTGAGTGCCGCAGACTTCGTCTTGTACCTTGTAGCTAGATCTACAGGAGCGATGCCTGACCATTCATCTTTCACTGACAGATACCCTCCTTCGCATATCTTTACTTTCCAGTGTGATTCTTCCACATGCTTGTAGCTGTAGTTAGGAAGGTACTTGCACTGATTCATCATCTCTAGTGCATCCTTTGACCCATACGGGACCCGATATTTTACTACCTCGGTCCCGTCTGGCATTGTCTGTATAAAGATGGTTGTTGTGCCGCTCATCTATTCATCTGATTTGAAAAACACAGATCTAACTGCGCAGTCTTTGGCTTCTAGCAGTTTTCGCAACGCTGCCTCGCTTTCTGGGTTCTCAGGCAATGTCTTTGCCAGATGATGAGCAGCATCACAAAAAGGCTTAGAGATTACTTGCAAATGCTCGGGCAGATGCCCATAATAAAAGAATTGTAGTAAATACATATAGTTGATGTTATAATTAAATTAGTCTAAGTCATAGTCAAGGTGTTCTACTTTGACAGTTTCATCATCAAGGAAGGATTTACCTGTTTTAGGGTCGATGATGGCACAAGCCATCACAATGTGATTTGTCAACTCATTGACGATTTCTTGCAGACGGTAGGCATCGTGTATTTTGAGCTGATACATTTCATCAGGCTCGTACTCTTGCAAAAACTTGTTTAGCTTGTTGGAGGAGGCGTAGAGGCTTGCCTGTAGCCCATTTAGTGATACATTCATGATTTCTCTTCTGTTAGGACGCTCTGCGCTATCAATATGCGATCGAAATGAATACAGGTTGATTGATTACATCGAATTACTTCTCCGTTATCGGCTAGTACATAATTTCCTGGACGCGCTTTATTACTAAGAACTTTCCATAAGTACAGGTCCCCATCGAATCGAGCTACCACATGCTTAGGCTTTTCTTCTGATTCGTTGCGATGCGCAGCAAAGTCGTCATATACTTTTATAGCCTTCCGCATTTGGGCGAAGTTCATATTGCCTTCGTGAAGCTGCACGGCAACCATCTGCCATGTAGTTGATTCATCCACAGTGAAAGAATCTGTTATTCTTACTCCTTCGTTCATATTAATTCTCCTTTGTGGTTACAGATGATTTTCCTTGAACCTTTTTTGCTTGTAATAAACCAAAAGGCTAAGACGATCATCTGCTATTTTGTAATGATCCTTAATAGCCTCTAGGGTTATGTAAACATCTGCCAACTCTTCAGCTATCTTATCGGTCAGGTCCCTTTCCGAGTGTATAGTCTGCTTTACAAGGATTGCTGACAACTCGCTCATTTCCTCGACGGCCTTCAATGCCTGAATCGTTCCAGTAAATTTTCTGATTCCCTGCGCGACGATTTCTTTGTCTATGTAGATCATACCTTTCATTATATCAGTAATGCTTTAGTTTCAGTCCAGTGCGCTGTGGATACCCATACTTGAGGCGGACCTTCTCCGCTTGGATTGTATTCTTAAATGTCATGGTCGCCTCATCCCTACTGCTCATGGCATTGCGTCTGCGCTGCTCACGGCGGGATAGACAGATGAGGTTTGAAAGATCGCAGTTAAGTGGGTTGTTGTCAGCATGAGTGATGATGTGAACCGCAGGAATCTCTCCATATGTCTGTTGCCACAAGTAGCGAGCATAAGGTATCGGATGTGTGCCATCAGCCAGCTTGATCATCATCCTTCCACTTCTTACATAAGGCTGCATCGGTACACGGTATGTGTGATGATCAGTCTTATACCTACGTGGGGGAATGTAACCCGATCGCAGCTTGCTCTTTAGTCCGAGTTTGGTGCCTTTTCGTTCGATCGAGTGATAAGTCCTACCCAAGTGCTCCGCGATTTCTCGACCAAAAAAGTTCTTGCCATAGTGGGCGCACAAATAGGCAACCTCGAAAGGGGTCCATCGCTTTTTCATAGCTTCAGGTTAAATAGTTGACGATTTCGAATCTGTAGGAGAGGGCACTATCTAGAAGATGGAACTCTCTATATCTAATCCGATCCCTGTAAGTGGCTAAATAGTAACTAATGTTTCTTGTGCTCCTGTGTAGAATGTCCGCAACCTCATATAGATCTAGTCCGTGTTTTATGAGGCTACAGGCGACGATACATCTGATCTGTACAAGGCTAAGCTTCTTAGAATCAGAGTTTAACTCTTCAATCGTGATTCCCAAATCACTACAGATCTGCTGTATAATCAAGCGAGCCAAAAGCCGTGTCATAATGCTAATTGAGAGTGAAACAATAGTATACTAAAAGTCCTGTAGGGGTCATCCATGTAGCATACTGGAAGGGCCTGTCTGGAATCATTCCTAGGATCACTTCGGAATCGGTAAGGTTGAAGTATCTGTTTCGCATTCGATATGAGTTATGTTGCCTGAGTACGTCGGAGCGTAGGTAAATGTGAGGCGTTTGCCTTTGACGCGCTTCAATTCTGACAGGTCCAGCGTCTGTACTTTCATCTGCTCACAGTCTGGGCAGGGAGGTACATCAGGACAGTTGCAGACTAGCTCAGGAGCGATCATGTGACTGACGATAGAGCCTGTGTAGGCACTCGCCAAAGCTAGGATTATATAAAGGCCATATTTGGCTAGTATCTGTTTCATTGTGATTGTTGTGATTTTGCGCGTGCGCGACGCTGCTCATTGTATCCATAGATTATCTGTTTTACTGTCGACGGACGACAGTAAAATTTTTCGGCGATCAGCTCATAGATGTAGTCATAGGTGTAGATGCGCGTACCTTTCTCGGTACGTTTATTTACCCACTCAGCGAACATCGCAGTCATATCATTTTCTTTCTTGAGCTGGGTCTCTCGCGGCATTAAGCGTTTTGGTTTCTTTTACTCCTTAAGTATCTCAGTTGGCGACGCGTGATGCTATCCACTGATCCCTCCATGACCAGCGCATCACATAGTAATCTATCTGACCATCGTGCGCATCCTGGAGGCGGAGGTGATGCCTCTAGCTCTGCAATCTTCTGATCTATGTCCTCAGGTAGCTTGGAGCGTCTGCCTGACTTCGGCTTGTCTTCCAGTCCCCCTAAGCCTTCTTCCCTATACCTCTTTGCCCAAGCCTGTACAGTATCAGACTTTACTTTTGCGCGCCTTGCTACTGCTGCATAGCTTTTGCCTGAGTCTAGGGCGATCAATGCGCCTGCACGACGCACTATTCGTTTAGGAATCTCCTTGATAATCTGCTTGCAAATCATCTCCTCAAGAGCGTCTCTATCTGAATCTGAAAGTGTGATGTGTTTTTTCATCCTTGTAGGCTTAAAGGTGGGGAGCACAAGGCTCCCCTTTAAGAAGAGGGAAAAACTGGAAGCTATTCTTCTCGAAAGTTTGTAGGCGTATCATCATGATACTTTGCTCTAAATATGAGGTAGATACCTAGTAGCCATCCCGCAGCGAAAAAGATGCCGCTGAGCAACTCGGCTACATTGCCAGGCTGAGCCCAAAACTGGGCGATGATGGCCAGTAGAATAAGCGAGCCCATGATCGTGAGGTTGGGATACTTCTTGACGATGGCGAGGAAGTAATCGTCAAGCATACTCACTTCTTCCACAAGCTTATCTACCCAGTTGGCTATAAATGGACCAGTATTTCTTTCTTGATAGATACGTGCGTATGTCAGTTGCTTCTGTCTCTTGACCAGATGGCGTACGCTAGTCATATAGACTGCAAGAAGCCAAGTGCTCAGCATCAGTCCAGTGACTACATAGGGACCTGCAACGGGTCCGAGGATCTCATTCACGCCAAGCAGCATGATGCCACCGACTAGAATCGCGATGATGCTCAGAAGCACAGGAGCCTCCGCGAACATCGTCTTAAAATAGTTTTTAACGGATTCGAATTTCATTTCTAAGAGGTATTTAAACGTGAGCTCAAATGAGCCTGAGTGAATAAATTTGATGAGAAAGACAAGGGCCAGTACACGCCAGATCAACGCGGATTCAACGGGTACCTCGGGAGCGATGGCAAGCGCAAGTATGAGCTGCAAGCTTGTTTCGTATATCAGTTGGAAGAAGTGAAAGGCATCGGTGATCCAGACAAGCCAAGTGGTAGATCCTACATATGCTCTCCCCATCGTATGATAGCGGCGACGATACTTGTTGCGGTGACTGATCCCACTATGCCACCACTCCACAGCCAGCGGGGACACAAACTTCATAGCCTTCCACTCTTGCTCATCGTGAGCCTGTGCCCATGATGGGACGAAGCTGTGAAACTGTACCTTCCACATGATCGCTTTTGCCAGTCCTCCGATGATGAGTATGATGATATAAGTCGTCATTGCTTGATGAGTTGATCTAGTTCTCCAGATGCTTGTAAGAGTAGGCTGTGCTGATCAGGTGGTAGGCTCAGATGCCCATTCTCGTCTGTGTGTGCGAGTGTGAAGTCTTTGAGTACCATATCCAGCATCAGCATCTCGCTTTTCTTCAGACTCATGGTGACTGTTTCTCTCTGCACGCCTGCTGTCTTCTTGTCCAGCTTGTGCCACAGCTCCACTGCGACCATGTATGCCAGCATAGAGAGCTCATAGTGCTGGTAGTACTGCGCATCTCTCCACCACCATGCCAGCGCACCTTTGATCACAATCAGCTTATCCCAAGTGTATGTCATTTGCTGCTTTACCATGTGATGAGCTGTCCTTCAAATTCGTCGTACTTATCCTTGACAAAAAAATTGCGCATCTCATCTATCGTATCGAATCCAGCTGCATTTGCAATTCTAAGCAGTGTGGGAGATTCAAAATCTTCTACAATCAGATCATCAAAACCGACCTTTATCTGTAATCCAAACATTTCATGTATCATGAAAACATTTCTGACTTTTTTAGCTGAGACTGATCCGAGCTTGACGCAGTTCTTCGTCCGCATACCCGTGTATAGATAAAGCGTATCATCTTGCTTGAATGGCCGTTTGCGAGTAGCTCTAATGGTCTGCTTCTTTGGCATACTTTCACCGACGAAGTGTGTATCAATGAACTTATTGATCTCGATGAGATATTCCCTTTCTGAGAGTGGAGCTGCCCACTTTGTATTTTTATTGATCAACTTGAGCCCTTGGTAACAAGTGTGACGGTCAGAACCATATATTCCTCTGAGTACCGCAGGTACAAACTCCTTCTTAAAATTCAGTGCTGGCATATCAGTCTTTTTTCCAGATTTTACCTTTTGTCGTTGTCGTTTCTCTGTAGCCTAGCTGCGTGAGCTTGACCCTGTAGGCTTGCCACAGGCTTGCATCTTCTTTCGCGAGGCGATTGTAGAGCTTCAGATTAAAGTCGTTCGGTAGACCAAACTCATCTACTTTTTGCTCCTTGCTCATGAGCTGACCTATGCTACTGTAGTGCATCAGGTAGTCTCCGATGGTCTTAGGTCCATTCAAAGGAAAGCTCTGAAACCTCATGTAGAAGTCTAGCTCTGCTGTGCGCGCAGGGATAGTCTTATACTTGCCGTTCCACTGAGCGACCTCACGTGGTACGACTGTATATCGGGTGTTGAATTGGCGTTGAAAGGCGGCTTTAAATGCGGCGATTCGCTGCTCTATGCGTAAGGTCTGTAGCGGCTCAAGCTCAATGTATGTACCATGGTCTGCACAGTATCTCAAAAATTCATTGTGCTTGAGTGGCAACGGCATTTTGAACTCTGTGCGCAAAGCTGCATATGCTGTAAGATCTGAGATCGTGTGCATGATGCCATTCACAAAGATGACCTGGATGGCGATGTCGTGCTGCTTAATCTTGAGCATGTACCGCTCTACCGCTCCCAACCCAAAGTCTGTAGAATCCGTGACGACACCATTTTCCTGAAGCTTGTAAAACTGTAGCTTCTGTACGATCGCTTTCATACGACGACGCTCCTTATCTGCCTCAAACTTCTTCATGCGTCCGCTCTGGATCAGTCCAGGATAGACCTTCTTGCGCATTTCAAGCTCGCGCTGCGCACAGTCGATCATCTCTTGCAGTGATATATCGTTCTTCTTAGGCATTGACTTTTGATTTGGAGTGCATCGCACGTATCTGACGATGTACTGCTGTGAGTTCTGACTTCTTGAGATCGTATAGCTTCTTTTCGCGTGGGTTGGTAGTGCCCAGATTCATGATCACATTGTTTATCCGCTGATAGTCGAGCTTACCGTTTGGCAGCTTCCAGCCCATCTCATCGGACATCCTCAATATCTTATTGCGCATGGGCTTCATCTGTTCCTCGATCGTCAACTTGAGATTATCTGCGACCTCTGCTAGCTCAATGAAGGTTAAGTCTTTCAGACTCTCCACATCTCTACCGAGCAGATAACCCGCCCACTCTTTGGTAGCCGCTCGATCCATATCTAGCATCGAAGCACGCGTGTATATCAGTTGTATTTGATTAAGACTCATAACTTTCATTTCTCAGTTTAAAAAGTTGCTCGTCTTTCCGAGCCGTCATGCGCTGCTTTTAGTGCCCTGTTTCGCTAGGGTCATTGTATGGCTTCAAAGGTTTCGGTGCGCAACATCCTACTTCCAGTTTTCTCGATGCCCAATGACAAACATCTAGATCCAAACCACCTAAGACAGGGCTTCGTCTGGTTTTTCTTGGCTGTTTAAATGCCCCCAGCCTCGCGACTGGGGACTCATCATAACCCAAACAAACCTAGAGCCGAAGGCAGGAGTCGAACCCGCAACTACCTGTGTACAAAACAGGTGCTCTATCCAATTGAGCTACTTCGGCTGTCCTTTAGGCTCTCCGAGTTGGACTAGCTCGGAGCCACTACTACCTAGTGCATCTATCATCACCTAGCACATGTTCTCGTTCATACCCAGCAAAGCAGATTCTTTGCTGGGGCTTTCAGCTGCATTTTTGATTGCGATTTTATGAGACAGGAGAGGGAATCGAACCCCCACCACACCATTTCTGCTTTTTGTCCGCTGCGCGCTACAGACTCCAAGTGTGAGTCCCTGTCTGATAAGCATCGGCAGCAACCGATAGGCGCCATGCACACACTACCGTACCGATACTCCACCCACGGAGCAAGTCACCTCCGCAGGATTTTGTCGTGAGGGCGAGAATCGAACTCGCTATCTCTCCAACTGATCACCCCACGACCCAGCCCGAAGGCTGAGAACATGCTATCTAAACATTTGAAAAGAACGAGGGAAAAAACATTGTTAACCAGTTGCGGGGGCAGGAATCGAACCTGCGACCTTCGGGTAATGAGCCCGACGAGCTACCACTGCTCCACCCCGCAACCCGCCCAAATGGGCGAGCCCATGAAAAACCATACTACTACTATGCTGTATACTTGAGCGGGAGATACTCCCACTTGCCGCTGTCTGATCGATGCTTGAAGTGATGATAAGTCTGCGTCTTTTGGACCACGTAGGACTCCTTAAAGAACTCCATCGCCTTAGAATAATCCTGATCATTGAAGTCTGTCTCATATCCGTACAGCTTCTGAATCTTGCGTGGGTCAAACTGCCCGTCATCACTCCTCTCCAGCAATGACATGATGAGGTTGAATGTCGTGGTGTCTTTGACTCGCGTGCCTAAGAACTGCTTGACTCTCTCCGCTGCGATGTTGGCTCGCTCATCATATCCATACTGTCGCTTGTACTTGACCTCTATGCGCATGTCGCCTGCTGTGAGCGTGTAGCTACCTGTTGCATTGGGGTCCTCGCCATAGACTGTCATCACTTGCTCCCACTCTGCCAATCTCTCCGCTACATGATCCTGAAACTCTTGGAGACGCAAAGACATATCCTTTGCCTGACCAAATAGCTGCTCTACAAATTCTTCACGCTTGGCTTCGTACTCATGCTTTCGCTTACTCTGGATACCTTTTGTCTGCTCCATTCGTGCATCTACCAAGCGATCCAAAAACTCTTTTTGCTCTTCTGGTAGTTGCTCTATCACTACGTCTGGATTCGCAGCCGATGCATCACCTGATAGCTGCTTGATTATTTTTCCTAAGATGCTCATCGCCTTCTCTGTTTGATGTAAAAGTTTTGAATGATGATCGTACTGTCGCCTTTTTTGATGGTGTCCGTCTGCATTTCTACAGGATATCCGCTGTTTCTTTCGAGCTTCTCTAGGCGGTCATTTAAATCTGTAACTACACAGGATGAGACGCCCAATACAAGCATGACTACAAATACCCATTGGATGATTCGCCGCTGCTGCCACTTTTTGCGAGAGTGTGTAGGCTCTATGTTGTAATTGGTCATTCGTTCAAAAGTCATAGTGATTAGTCTTGAAATAGTTCTGCACAGAGTTCGATCGTGATAGTATTCCCGCCTTGCTGAAGCCTTGCGAGGTCTGTGACGTACATCACCAGCGTCTCGTAGTTATCTGCATGTTTGTAGAGCCATGTGATGACCTCTCTATCAGCTATATCGTTTTGACTACAGATCGATCGCACATCTGGCTTACTCACAGGTGACATGATGACTCTAGAGTGCTTGATTCTGCGGAGGAATTGAGGCATACCCTTCTTTTCTTTCTTGGCCCAAGCTTCCAGATTCTCCATAAAGATGCCAGAGATCACGATGCCGCAGATTTGCTTTAGCTCATCCATGAGTGCTTTGATGTCATGCCACAAGTGCGGCTTGAGATACTCTATCTCATCGAAGATCAGTAGCACTGGATGGGGAGACGACTTGATCTTATTGATGATGTACTTATACTTGAAGTAGCTCGTATGTGTGTGCTGCGTCACTCCTAGCTTGTCTGATATGACGTGTAGTAAGTCAGCTTTATTCATGTAGGACTGTGTGCGGATCAGATATACTCCTTTGTTCATGCGCTCATATCTGTCAAGCGCGTAGGATTTGCCAGCTCCTGTGTAGCCATCTATACAGCCATTGCGCGCCTGCTCTTGAAACATCTTACAGGCTGCTGTGATATTCAGATAGTTTTCGCTATCGATATGTGCGCTCATATCAAAGAACCGCGCCAATACGGACCACACAGAGGCAGACGGTGCTGTATCAGTCCACTTGCCATTCACGATCTTGGATACATATCCTTTGTCGATCTCTAGCTTGTGGGCAAACTGGCTCTGTGATGGGTGTCCAGCCAATACACTGCCGTCCTCCTGTATGCCCAGGTACTCGCGCACCTTCGCTTGTATTTCTTGTTTGAGTAGGTTTTCCATAGTGAGTTACTTCTTAGAAGATTGCTTCGCCTTCCGCGTGGGTACTGGACATCCGCACTTTGCGCGTAGTCGCCCACACTTGGAGCAGTAGTACTTGCCTGCGTCGTTAGTTTCTTTTACTGCCATCTGCTTACTTTTCTTTTTTCTGATTGCTCGGCTACATCCGCAGCCTCCTGCATCTCATGCTTATCTGTATATCCTGCTGCGAGCACATCTTCTGCCTCATCTGGAGTCAGCGGTAGGATCTTCGCGTCTTTTATAGCTGCCTCTTGTGCCGCTACTGCTTCATCAAACTCTCTTTGCCAGCGTAGCTGTCGCCCGAGGTTTCTACCTGAGTCCTTGCTCTGCTCAGTGGGTGCGCGCTGCGTACCCTCTTGGTAGATCGCCGTGCAGATGAATGTGTCATGTGCAGGATCATCCTTGCCGTCGTAGTCGTACACGTGTATCTCTTGTCCGAGTAGGTGCGGTAGCCATCGTACCCTCACGCGCTGGCTCTGTCGCGAGAGCTTGGTGAGTACCGTCGCATAGTCTGGGATCTGATACGTGTATGTCTGACCCTCGTACTCCTTGATGATGTACCCGCGCTCGATCGTCGCCTTGGAGCGGTAACCCAACGCTAGTGTAAGCTGTAGGTTTGTAGGCTGTGGTGCACTCGGATTGATGTGCATCTGTAGCATCTGCTCACGTGTGTACCTGCTGCCTTTCTCCTTTCGGGAGTTGTAGACTTTCATCGCCGACTCCATCAGCTTATTCATCTCTTCCCATGTATAGCCCATCTGTGCGTCTGTGGCTGGATTGGGCTTGTCAGGGTTCCTTCTGTTCTTCGCGTCTTTGTTGCTGTACCTGCCCGTGAATCCCTCATAGGTGTTCATGACAGTGTACTTGAGTGTACCGATGTATGTCTCGGCATACTTACTCTGCGAATTGTAGGGAGCTGTGAACTTCGTGCCTGAGATGAGATCTAGTTCATCTTTGAAGAACTTGTTGAAGTTGTCGAGCTGATTGTGCACAGCCATTCTCCCACCTGTACGCTGTATCATGTCTATGAATGCGCGCTGCATCAGCTCATAGTTCTCTTGCATCCCGATCGCCCAGCCAAGGATCGCCATGCTATGCGTATCAAATATCACATAGCAGTAAGGTCTCTTCCACGCTGCGCCTACCTCTGACTTCTTCAACCAAAACGGCATCACAAAGCCGTCACTAGACGTAAAGGAGAATGAAAACTTCGCACGCTGTCCTTTTATATAAGGTCTCACAGCGTCGCGGAAGTGCTTGTCTCCGTGTCGGAGGTGGTCCAGCATCCGCATCTCGGGTCTTGCGAGGAAGGCCCTCACCGTCGATGGGTGAAGATGGGGAAGGTCCGTGTAGACCTCCCCACTGCTTGCATCTACAGCATTATTAAGGACACACAATTCGTATGATTCAAAGATCTGCTGATAGTTCAGCTTTATGTCGCTATCCTCATTCACATACAGTGCGGTGAGGATCTTAGCTACTCGATCGTCTATCTTGCGCTTGTTGCTCGCTCTTCCTTTCAGTCCGTGTCGCAGCGTGCGTAGACCATCTGCACGGCTTGCCTCTACTGCCTCTCTGAATCGGCTCATCTTCTTTCTTAGCACCTGCACGTTTGTACAGTTGTGCAGGCCGTGAGGCGGATCTTCCATGATCGTAGCGAGTGACAGATTCAGCACATCTAGTTTTGTCTTGAGACCCTCTATCCCGAGGTTTTTTACATCATTCTTTCCTCGCACATTTGCCAGGAGACTCAGCCATGCGGCAGTTTGGGCAAATCCTTTCGATTCTTCAGGCGAGTAGCCTTCGGAGATGAAATAGTCCATGTCCTCACGACTCACATATCTGCCCACAATCGCACGTAGTTCGTGCTTCGAGTTTTGATGCGCATCCTGCTCCAGTTTAGCTAGATAATGCGCCTTTGAGGGGATGCCATATTTCTCAATCGTAGTTGACGGGATCGTGTCATAATTGATCAGCTTCCGTCTTGCGTCGATCGGGTCAGGCTTGTTTTGCCAAGAAAAACCGCCATTGCGCGCTCGGTAGATGCCATTTTTGATTAGGTTCTCACTTAATCCTAGCGCAAGCAGTTCCTTGGCTTCCAGCCATAATATGTTTCCCTCATACTGCATGTATGTTAGCTAGCCTTTAGTAACTCTACTCTGTCCGACTCCGTTAAAAAAGCAGCAATATTGGCAATTCGTTGCTGCTTGCGTGACTCTGCCAGCTTGCGAGCAGTGTCGATGATCTTTTGATTAAACCTCACGCCTCTCAATACCTGCCCTACATATGGAACACTTTTACCTGTCGCAGCAGCAATGATACTGTAGTCACCTCTAATTAGCTCTGCTCTAATTTCCTCTAATTTCATTTTTTCGTATCTTTGATTGCTTTGTTTCGTACCAACAACACAAACATAGCAACAAAAGATTACTATAGCAAACAAATGAGGGCAATATTTTGCAATCAAATGAAATCAATGATCGCATTCGCCTGATCATGAATGCTTTGGAACTAAATAATTATTCCTTTGCAAAGAGGTTAGGTGTGTCTCAGACTGTTATCTACAACATAGCAGACTTGAAAGGTAGGCAGAGTAAGCCTTCTTATGACTTACTGACGAAAATATTGAAGGTAACAAATGCTGACCCATCTTGGCTACTGCTTGGAGACCCTAACTTAAGTGTTGACATTCTTTCTTCACCTGAAGCTAGATACCCAACAAATGATGGGTATTTGGCGAGGAAAGACAGTCAGCAAAAAGATACTGCTATAAGCGAAGATGACGCACACCCAAATGCACACCCAAATGCACACCCAATCACCTCTTCACCCCCCAATGTTGGACAGAATGATATAATTTTTTCTCAGGAAGGGGGTGATGGTCCAAAAGAGGACGAAAAAAATACTTCGATCGAAAAAAATAAATATTATAGTACAAATTATACGAAAAGTGATATATTAGAAGAAGAGAATACTGTGTATCACACAAATGAAGACACGATGAGTAGTACTGATCAGAACTTGCAGATGATCATAGAGTTACAGAGACAGCTCATAGCGGAAAAAGAGAGTCATCTGCAAGACATGAGAGAAATGATAAGCCGCTATGACAAACTAATAGAGAGGGCTTTCGACGAACCAGGCGATTCAGATGAGTCGGGAGAAACCTCGCTAGGAGACATAGCCCTAGCTTCATGAAAAAGCTCTAGACTACTAGCATACACACACCATTCAACGGCCATACATCACGTATGAGCCGTTTTTTTACATATAAACTCGATCTGGCAGCTATGGTAAGGCTTTTTTTACCTACTTTGGAAAAAATTATACCTTTCTATCAAACACGCATTTTCCCCATTCAACGTCAAAAACGGCCTATGCATCGCACACAGACCGTTTTCCACAAAATTTCGCGTCTTTTTTTATCGTATCTTTCTATCTACCCCCCTTA